AGTTTAATATGGCAATTATTTAATATTCGTTGTACTAGGAGAACTGCAGGACTTTATAGAGCTGTCCATGAAGAACATTGGGAGGCACAGCCAGACAGTCAATAACATGTCCATAAAGGCCAGGATAACCCGGCACCAGGCTCTGGAGGCACAGATCGATGCCATGCTCCGGAAACTGTATGCCATTGATTATCAGGATGCCGCAGAGCAGACGATGCAGGAGGTATATAGAGAAAGCTATTACCAGACCTGGTATAATATCGACCAATACCACGGCTTTCATTCGGCGTTTGCCCAAGTTGACCCTACGGCAGTAGAGGAGCTGCTGAAGTATCCATTCAATGGCGCAAACTTTTCCAGCCGGCTGTGGAAGCAGAAGGATCACCTGCAGGCGCAGTTGATGGAGTCCATTACCACCATGATGGTTCAAGGGAAGAATCCGCAGGTGCTGGCAGCTGACTTTGCCAAAAAGATGAACGCTAAAAAGTTTGATGCTTACCGGCTCCTGCATACAGAGAGCTCCTTTCTGATGAGCGAGGCCGCCCACGCCGGGTACAAGGCAGACGGCGTGGAGAAATATCAGATTTTATCTACGCTGGACAGCAAGACCTGCGGCATCTGCGGGGATAAAGATGGGGATGTGCATGAGGTTGATAAGGCCATTGTTGGGGAGAATATGCCGCCGTTTCATTGTTTCTGCCGATGTACTGATGTGCCTTATTATGACGATGATGATCTGTTGGGCGAGATGCGCGTGGCCAGGGCTCCGGAGACGGGTAAGACCGTGGAGGTTCCAGCGGAAATGACGTACAAGGAATGGAAACAGAAGTATGCAGAAGATAAAACAGCAGGAGAACAGGAAAAAGCAGATTATCTGGTCAGGAATAACAAAACAGCCGGAAATACAATCAAGGAAAGACTGACAGTTAATGAGGCGATTGCATCAGTTCCAGAAAAAGTCCAGCAAGCAATTCATGCAGGGACGATAGTCGATGTTGGACAGATTGGTTCTAGCCAGTATGACTATACCCGTGATATACTGTATGTAGCAAAGGGAGCGGAAACGGAAGACATTGTGCACGAAATAGGACATCTGGTAGAGAATAAGATGATGGACTTCGAGAAAATATCTCAGATCAGGAAAAAGATAATAGGTGAAATTGATATTTGGGATATAAAAACGGAGCCCTATTATGATAATGAGGGCAATCCAGTCGATATATTTCTATTAGAAAATGACGGGTTTGTATCTCAGTATCAGGGGAGAATATATGCTGATACTGTATGGGACGCATTTGATAGCGATGGTAACTTTCGTGACGAACTGATGATGGAGTTTGTGTCAGAGCCGTTTCGTGAATATATTGCAAATCCAGACACGGTTAAAAATAAGTGCCCAGAGCTTTATAATCTAATTGAGGAGGCTGTGAGATGAGTCCGAAAGAGGAATTATTAAAAATTGCTACATATGAGGAGTTTGACCACCGCAGAGAAGAATTTCGCGGGTTAAAGATGGATGAAGATGTAAAAAACCATCTCGCAAAGATATTTCCGAAGTGTAATGCAGGCAAGGAAGAACTCTATAAGACACCGCCGCAGTCAGGAAAAAAGAAGATAATAGGTCGTTAAGCGGGAGGAATGACAATTGGATAATTTCAAAAAAATTTATAAGATATTGTGATTATTGGAAGATGCAATGGATTATGACGAATTTGATTTAAGCCTGCTAAATCCTGAATTATTAGGGGTTTCTGAAAATCGTATGAATGCTATTCTGATCACGCTCCAGGACGAGGGATATATATCTGGTATTATTTACAGAAAAGGACTGAATGTGGTAAAACTGAATAAGCCTGTGATTACTTTAAAGGGGCTTGAATATCTGGAAGAAAATTCGATGATGAAAAAGGTAGCTGGATTATTGAAAGGAATAAAAGAAACGGTGCTAGGGTTATAGACACCCTGGTGTTTTTTATTCAAAAAAGGAGGAGGATCATGTGTGCCACGCGCGAGAAAAACCTTAAGAATCTGGAAATCTGTATGACTGGAGGTTTTGTTGTCCCAGTTGCTGATTCGTTTGAAGAAATTATGGCTATCCTGGACAACCGGGTGGTTGACCCTGATGAGTATATTGTCCTGCACCTGCAGGCAGGAGGCCGGACGGCATGCAGGAGAAAGGATATCATTGGAATAGCTGAATACGAGGAATAGATGACACGCAGGATTATCCTGGGTGTTATTTTTCGCCTTTTTTGGTATCCCAGGCGGTAAAGAGGGAGACGTCACCGGACACGACCGGGTAACAAGTGAAGATGAACCGAAAGGAGTAGCGAAAGCATGAAAAAAGAGGATTTAGTAGCAAAGGGTTTGACAGAGGAGCAGGCTCAGGCCGTCCTGGATGTATGGAATGAGACAATAAAGGGTTTCGTCCCCAAGGAGAGGTTTGACGAGGTAAACGGGAAGCTGAAAGAGGCAAACGCCACGATTGATACCCTGAAAAAGAGTAATGCGGACAACGAGGGGCTTCAGAGACAGGTCAAAGAGTATAAGGAAAAGGTGACAACGCTGGAGGCAACGGCAGCCAATACTCGGAAGGAGTACGCCTTGAAAGACAAGCTGAAAGAGGCGGGCGTGGTCGATGCAGATTACATCATATATAAACAGGGCGGGATTGATAAGTTTACGTTTGACAAGGAAGGGAACCCGGTTGGAATTGATGATATAGTAAAGCCGCTGAAAGAGGCATCCCCACATTTGTTCAAAGTAGAACCAGGAGCTGACTACAATCCAGCCGGCGGCGGGACACCTCCTGCTAAGAACCCATTTGCAAAGGACAGCTTCAACCTGACGGAGCAGGGGAGGCTGTGGAAAGAAAATCCGGCACAGGCAAAGGCGTTAGCCGCCGTTGCCGGAGTAACCATTAACATGTAAAAGAAAGGAAAAGGTGAATTAAATGCCAGGAACGACTTTACAGGATGTTATCGTGCCTGAACTTTTTACTCCATATGTAGTCAACAGAACCATGGAGCTTTCCGCGCTCCTGCAGTGTGGAATTATGGTAAACAACAGTGAGTTTGACCAGTTGGCGTCCCAGGCGGCTCCAACTGTCAACATGCCCTTCTTTGAGGATCTGACTGGAGAATCCGAGCAGGTGATAGAAGGCGCTGACCTGACTGATAACAAGATTACCTCCAATAAGGATGTGGCAGCCATTATCCGGCGCGCCAAGATGTGGAGCGCCACAGATCTATCCGCGGCCATGGCTGGTTCTGACCCCATGGCCGCCATTGGCAGCCTGGCAGCCCAGTTCTGGGCCAGGGACATGCAGAAGGAGCTGATTGCGGTCCTGAATGGTATCTTCGGGACCGTTCCGGCAGGGAACAGCAATACACCACCAGCAGAGACCCGGCTGGGATCCAATCTGCTGGATATCTCAACAAAATCCGGAGCCTCTGCGAACTGGAGCGGAAGTGCATTCATCGATGCAGAACAGAAATTGGGAGATGCCAAGGCGCAGCTGACCGGCATCTGCATGCACAGTGCCACGGAAGCTTACCTGAAAAAGCAGAATCTGATTGATACGGTGCAGCCTTCCAATGACGTTGCTTTTGGCACCTATCAGGGGAAACGCGTTATTGTAGACGACGGCTGCCCGGTTTCAAGCGGCGTATACACCACGTATCTGTTTGGGGCAGGGGCAGTTGCCCTGGGCAATGGCAACCCGGTGGGATTCGTACCGACTGAGATGGACCGCGCAAAACGGAAAGGCTCCGGTATTGATTACCTGATTAACAGGCGCACCAGCATCTTACATCCAAGGGGAGTGGCATTCACCAATGCATCTGTTGCAAAAAGTGAAGGTCCCTCCAGGGAAGAACTGGCTGACCCAAAAAACTGGAGACCAGTCTACGAGCCAAAGCAGATTCGTATTGTAGCATTTAAGCACAAGATAGGATAAGGAGGGAAATCATGACGGCATCGGAGATGAAGGAAACAATAAAAAATAATCTGGGTATCAGGGATGACACACGAGACCTGCTCGTCTCTGATGTCACCCTGACTATATGTGACTACTGCAACCTGAACCAGCAGTGCATCCCAGACATACTGGAGCCCGTCATCCGCAAGAAGGTCAAGAGCATCATTGATTACGAAGCGTCCAACGGGGAAGGCTATCACCCGGAGGTTGCCAGCATTAAAGAGGGTGACGGTAGCATCACCTGGGCTCAAACGGATGGCAACACGAAGGCAAGCATTTACGGCCTGTCGGAGGCTGACAAACAGGCTCTGCGCAGGCACAGGAGGTTGAGAGGATATGCCTTATAACCCATACGCAGTGATGTACGATGCTACGATGGATGTGTACCGGTGGCAGGATGTAGAGGTGGACGGAATAACAAAGCAGAAAAAAGCGCTTGTGGTCAGTGGCAGGCCTTGCCGGTACAGTTCTTCTGGTCAGGCCGCCATCGGAGAACCGAATCCGTCTATCGTAAACAGTCATAAACTTTTTTGCGGGCTAGAGGAGGATATACGGGAAGGTGACCATCTTATAATAACCCTACGGACAGGAACAATGATTGAGGTCGGCCTGGGGGAGTGCCATCCATACACCTATCAGTGGCAATGCGAGATAAAAAGGGATGATAATGCATGAGTAACCTTAATTATAACGCCAACAAGCAGGCTATTGACCAGTTCCGGAAAGAACTAATGGCCATGTTAGCGGATATTCAAGAGATTGATATCCGGGTACTAAACCGTGCGGTCAATGCCGGTGTCGTCTATGCCAAAAATAAGTCTCCAGTCATTACTGGATTTTACCGAAAAAATTGGCGTTCGGCTCCAGCAGTGAAAGCAAAAGGCGGTGGCGCCACAAAGACGTTGGTGAATTGTGCAGATTATTCAAGCTATGTGAATTACGGACATCGTACCGTGGATGGGGGTGGAAATACAACTGGCTTTGTAAAGAGTGCAGTGGGAGACCATCTGCTGGAGCGGACGGCAGTCTATGCAGGAAAGCAATTAGAAAAGGAATTCAGGAAGGAAGTGGAGGCAGTACAGAAACGGCATGATAAATAAACTGTATAAGGATATTGCCGCAGGGCTGAGGAAAATCAAGTCATGCAGGGTATATATGGAGGATGTGCCGCAGAACTTCGCGCAGCCGTCTTTTTTGATATCCTTTTATGAACAGAACCCGTCTAGGGGCATTAATGGCCGGTTGAAGAATACGGTGAACGTGGACGTATCCTACTTCCCGGAATCCAGACAAGATGTCAACGATGAATTCAGACAAAATGTGAACGAGGAATGCTGGGAGGTTGGTCAGAACCTTCTGAGGGAACTGCGGATAGAGGATTTTAAAATTAAAAACAGGAACTTGAAAATCACGGACAAGGTGCTGCATTTCATGTTTGATGTGTATTATCGGGAATATCTAAGTACTGATTCTCAAACTATGCAGACCTTATCCCAGGACACAGACATAAAGGAGGAATAACCTATGGCGGGTACATGGGAATCCCAGAATAAGGCGCTGCCCGGAGCCTATATAAATGTCCGGACGAACGAACCGCTGTCCATTACACCAGGAGACCGGGGAGCCGTGGTCATCCTGCAGGAAATGACAGTGGGGACTGATGGCAATACCTATATCATCACCGCAACAGAGCAGGATTATCCGGGAGGCGTGACCGCAGCGGATAAGAAGTTAGCAACAGAAGCCCTTAAAAAGGCAAAAACAGTCATTATCTACAAATTACCTACCACGCATGACGCAGATGATGTGACAGCTGCGCTTGCAGCTTTAAAGACCGTATCCTTCAACACACTCTGCTATCCATATGATGGGGAGGCTGAGACGGCTAATAAGACAGCCATTGCAACATGGATTAAGGCCATGCGGGATGATGAGGGTGTTAAATGCCAGGCGGTTCTTGTCAATCATGCAGCCGATAGTGAGGGAATCATCAATGTTACGCAGGGGATCATAATGTTGGATGGCACAGAGCTGACAGCAGCTGAGGCAACAGCCTGGGTAGCCGGAGCTACGGCAGGTGCCAGCATCACCACATCGAATACAGGGATGAAGTATGAGGGCACGATTGATGTGAAACCGAGGCTGACCAAATCGGAAATGGAGACAGCTATCAAGGCCGGGAAATTCATTTTCAAGGTTGATACAGCCCAGAATGTAACAGCAGTGTATGACATCAATTCCCTGACCACGGTAACAGTGGAAAAAGGCAAGATGTTCACAAAGAACCGGGTCATCCGTATCTTGGACAATATCGCAAATGATATCACCAGCATTTTTGAGAGCAACTATGTTGGTAAGGTTAACAACAATGAGGATGGACGGTCAATCCTTAAGGCCGCTCTGGTAGACTATTTCAACACACTCCAGAATATGGGGGCAGTCCAGAACTTTAAGACAGATGATGTAGCTGTCTCGGCTGGCACGGACTCAGATGCGGTCGTAGTGACCGTGGCTATACAGCCAGTTGACAGTGTTGAAAAAATCTATATCACTGTCAATCTTTCATAAGGAGGTATATCATGGCAGGAAATAACTATACGAAGCTTTCTGATCTGGTGACGGGAAGTGAGGGGAGTGCGTTTATTACTGTGGATGGACAGAACCGGTACTTCTTTGAGCTGTCCAAGATTGAAGCCAATATTGAGTTTACGGTCATTGCAAAGAAACTACTGGGGCACAGGATGAAGCAGCATAAGGTGGTAGGAGCCGAAGGAAAAGGGACTGTGACTATATATAATGTCAGCCCTGCAGCGTTGGCAATCTATCAGCAGTATATCAAGGAAGGAAAGACCCCGAAGATAAGCATTCAGACCACGAATGAGGATACCGGATCCACGATCGGCAAACGTACTGTGGTAATGCGTAACTGTATCCTGGCCAAAGTGCCGGTGGCCTACCTGGAGGATGGAAGTGAGGATTTGAACACGGTAGATTCAGACTTTACGTTTGATGATGTGGATGAACTGGAGAGTTATGTGTTACCTGAGAATATGAGATAGGAGGAGAAAACCATGAGTTCGTTAAATGCATTCTTAAATCCGATTAAGGTTGAGAACAAGGAGATTATTATATCCGAGAGGTTCCAAGAGAATGGAAAGCCAGTCCCGTTTGTTATCCGGCCGATCACACAGGATGAGAATGAGGAAATACTGCGACGGCATAAAAAACGTGACAAAAAAGGAAATGAGACATTTGACCAGATAGGGTACAGCCATGACCTCGCAGCCACTGCGGTCGTGTCCCCTGACCTCGAAAATGCTGAATTACAGAAAGCTTACGGGGTACTGGGAAGCGTAAAGTTATTGGAAAAGATGTTGCTGATTGGTGAGTTCACAGCATTAGGTGAGGCGGTAAAAGAGTTGTCAGGTCTTGATAAAGACATAAATGATGACAAGGATGAGGCAAAAAACTAATAGAGCAGGGAGACGCGGAACTGAATTACGCGCACTACGCCCTGCAGAAGTTACATATAAGGCCTGGGGTGCTGGCAGGAATCTGTGGACCTAATGACCCAATAGAGCAGAGGGAGCGGGCATTCATTTACGCAAGCATTGACCTTCGGGTCAAGGAGGAAAAACGGGAAGCCGCAAAGCTGAAGGCATAAAGGAGGTGAATTGATGGCGACCTTAAAGGCAATGTTTAGATTATTTGATGGATACAGCGCGACTGTTAATAAGATTATTGCCGGGACTGATAAGGCGGCAGCAACTGTAAGAAAGGCGAGTATAGGTACGGATACCTACAATCAGAAGTTAAAAAGTACCGGGATATCAGCCAGCGCTGCCAGCTCCGGACTTACAAAACTGATTGGTACCGTGATAAGCCTGGCTGCCGCCCAAAAAGCAATGAACCTCACGGATACTTACACCAATACCAGCGCACGTCTCTCAATGGTTACTGAAAGTCTGGAAGAACAAAAAGCTCTGCAGGCTGAGATTTTTGCGGCAGCCAATAGGTCGAGGGGAAGTTATGTGGAGATGGCTAACGCAACAGCAAAGATGAGGATGCTGGCCGGGGATGCCTTCGGGAGCAACCAGGAGGCGCTGGGGTTTACAGAACTTCTACAGAAGTCCCTCAAGGTGTCCGGTGCCAGCCAGGGTGAACAGGATTCTGCGTTCCTCCAGTTAACCCAGGCAATGGCAGCAGGGAAACTTCAAGGGGATGAGTTCCGGTCTGTCATGGAAAATGCCCCAATGGTAGCTGATGCGATTGCTGAGTACATGGGAAAGAGCAAAGGTGAACTGAAAGAGATGTCATCCCAAGGCCTGATAACAGCAGATATTATCAAAGGAGCCATGTTTGCGGCAGCAGATGATATTAATGGAAAGTTCGAACAGATGCCCATGACCTTTGCGGATGTCTGGCAGAAGATAAAGAACGCTGGGATGGAGGCGTTCGGAGGGGTTTTTGAAAAGGCGAATGCCATGCTGAATTCAGATATGGGACAGGCCGCGATCATGAATTTGACAGGGCTGATTTATATGGCCGCGGCAGGTTTTAATGCCCTTTTGGATGGGGTTGAATGGGTAGTAAACTACCTGGACATTCTTGCGCCCATTATATTAGGATTGGCCGGCGCATGGCTGGTTTACAATGCGACCGCGGGGATTGCCTGGCTGACTACGTTGAAAAATGTTGCGGCTATGGCATTGAAAGCTGCGGCAGATTGGGCTGAGTACGCAGCCATCTTTATGCTGATATGGGCTCAGGAAGGGTTTAATGCGGCGTTGGCCGCATGTCCTATTACATGGATTATCGGAGCAGTTATATTGTTGATTGCTGCATTTTATGCAGGAGTGGCGGCTATAAACCATTTTGCGGGAACTTCTATTAGCGCAACCGGCCTTATAGGGGCGGCTTTTGGCGCGTTATTCGCAGTATTGTACAATACTTTTATATTTCCAACGTGGAATATGCTGGCGATGCTGGGGAACTTTATCGGAAACGTATTCAGTAACCCGGCAGGTGCAGTAAAGGTATTATTTCTGGATATGGCTAAAACCTGTGTTGATTACGTACTTAACATGGCCAAGGCCATTGAAAATATAATCAACAAAATCCCAGGTGTCACGGTTGATATAACTTCTGGTCTTGAAGGTTTTAAGTCTGGCTTGGAAGATAAAATCAACACTGTAAAAGATGAGAGTGGCTGGAAGGAATATATTAAGCAGCCTGAAATGCTGGATATATCCACTATGGCTGAGAAAGGATATAGTAAGGGAGCAAGCTTTGAGAATAAAGTTTCCAATTTGTTTTCAGGCTTTGCTCCGGAAAAAATGGGCGGAGGAGCGAATTACAGTCAATTTGCTACTGCCGGTAACCCGGCAACGGTGAAAGGAACCGGGAAAGGCGGGGCTGTTAAGGTAGAAAATGAGGAGGAGGATATCGAGTGGATGAGAAAGCTTGCGGAACGTGATTACGTGGCCAGGATTGCTCAGAACACACTTGCACCTAATATCAAAGTGGAGTTTAGTGGTCCCATCACAAAAGAAGCGGATACGGATGGAGTCATGAATCGTGTGGTAGAACAGCTTAAGGATGTTATTGCAACCGCTCCGGAGGGGGTGCCGACATAATGTCATACTCAGTATATTTTAAATATGGGAGTAAGAAATATAAGCTTCCGGTCAACCCGGAAGAAATCAAGCGAACGAGGAACCTTAACGTGGAGACTTACCAGGTGCTTGGCACAGGGCAGGTCTCCGTCCCTTCCTATTGCGAACTGGAAGAGTATAGCTTCGAAGCAGAATTTCCAAGCCAGGACTACCACTATATAGAATCCGGCGCACGGGCTGACGCCGATTACTATGAAAAGATGTTCCGGAAGGCCCAGAAGAATAAAAAGGCAATACGTTTTATTGCATCCAACGATATCACAGATGACATAAGCGTGATGGTACTGATAAAAAGCGTGGAGGCGGTGGAAAAGTCAGGGGAGGAAGGGGATAAGTATCTGACCTTCAATCTCCAGGAGTACAAGACGCCAGGAAAGCGGTATGTGGCAGTGCAGACACCGGACGCAACGGTGAAGCAGGAAGACGCGGAAACGGCGGAAGAGACTAATCCGGCGGTGACAGAGAACAAGACGTATACCGTCCAGTCTGGCGATACCCTTTGGGCGATCGCTAAAAAATATTATGGCAACGGCAGCCAGTACCCTAAGATCGTATCAGCAAATCCGGCAATCAAGAATCCGAATCTGATCTACCCTGGGCAGGTTCTTGCGATTCCTGCATAGGGGGTGTTAGCGTGGTAGAGGTACTGGTGGAAAGCCAGGGATATATCTATGACATTTCTGAAATGTGTAAGGAACTTTCCTGGTCTGAGAGTTTAAACGAGGGAGCCAGCAGCCTGGACATCTCTTATCTCAGCGATGGCCTGGTGGTTCAAAATGGAGATGTCGTTCGCCTGACGGAAAATAACCAAGCGGATGGCATCTTTTTTGGATCTGTCTACAAGGTTTCAGGAGACAGCAGTTCCGGAGGAGGGGGTCAGATCATAACCATCAAGGCATATGACCAGCTCCGGCGGGCAAAGAACAAGGATATTATAGTCCTGGAAAATGGCACGCTGAAGAAGCTTGTAGAGAGTATGTGCACCTTTCAGACCATGACGCCGGGAACTATCGAAGACCCCGGTTATATTATTCCGACAATTGCCGACTACGAGAAATCGTGGCTGGATCACATTGTACAGGCTGTTTCTGACACCCTGATCGGTACCCAGGAACATTTCTGCCTGCGTGACGAATACGGGAAGGTGTGTCTGTGGAATATGCGGAACCTGCAGCTTCCACTGGTGTTAGGAGATGACAGCCTGTGCACGGGTTTTAGTTGGGAAAAGTCTATTGACGATGAGTATTACAACCAGGTAAAGGTTGTGTGGAAAAATGAGAGCAGCGGACAGATCGATGTAGGCACCGCCCATGACCAGCAGGCGGTGAACCGGTATGGCCTTTTGCAGTATCTGGAATCATCACCATCCGGAATCGATAATGCGGCCAAGGCTCAGGAGAGGGCCAATAACCTTTTGAGGCTGTATAACTATGAGAAAGAAAACTTGAAATTGGAATGTCTGGGAGATCTCCGGGTGCGGGCCGGGAACAGCGTTTATGGCAGTATTGCGGATATCGCATTAAACCGGCGGCTGATTGTGAAAAAGATCACCCATGATTTTCTTCCTGTGCACACAATGACTATGGAGGTGATGACCGGTGACTGATCCGGCGAGCGTTCAGGAGCTACTCAACCTAATAAAGGGAATCGTGGACAATTACATGAAATGTCGGAAACCGACTGCGGTGTTCATAGGAACTTACACAGGCAGCGCGGTTATGATCGAGAGCCTTCCGGTTCCGCTAAGCATGATTACCGGAAATATGAAGGATCGGCTGGTATCGGGGGATAAGGTAAGGCTCCTGCGGAATGATCGGGGAAATGAATATTTCATTCTGGAAATCATTGGCAGGCCCTACCAGACGATGGGAGGAACGTGATGGCGGAGTTGACAACAGGACTGGTTGTGCAGGAACAGACCTATCAGGCCAGGACCTACAAATTATCAGAGACAAAAATAGAGGGCTTCGTTGATGATCTGGAGGCATTGCGGCAGGCCATTTATAAGATTCTGTCCACCGAAAAATACGAACACCCCATTTACAGCTTTAAATATGGGATTGCCTGGAAAGAACTGATCGGGGAGGAGCGATCCTACGTACGGGCAGAACTGCGGCGGATGATTGCGGAGGCGCTTCTGCAGGATGACCGGATACACGAGGTGGATGGCTTCCGGTTTGAGTTTTTGGGGGACATCTGCCATTGTACATTCGATGTGTTCAGCATTTACGGCGATTTTGAAATGGAAACGGAGGTGACAGTGTGAAGATGAGTTATGAAGAACTGCTTCGAGCCATGCTAGCTAAGATACCGGGTGACGTGGATAAGCGGGAGGGCAGCATGATCTATGATGCCATTGCCCCATGTGCATTTTTCCTGGCCCAGCAAAATTTCCAATTGGAGAATTTTGTGGATCTGGTTTTTTCAGATACTGCGGTTGGGGAATATCTGGATCGCGCGGTGGCGTCTTTTGGTGTTGTCCGTAAAGCAGCAGCGCCGGCAGTCCGGAAAATGACCACATCGGCTCTGGTGGGGCTGAAAACCCGATGGGGGATCCAGGAACTGGTGTATGTGGTGACAGAACAGATGGGAGAAAATGCTTACAAGGTAACCTGTGAAACGGCTGGCAGTGTGGGAAATCAATATTCCGGGGCGTTACAGCCGGTATCAAATGGGATTACCGGGATCACAGCGACCTTGACGGATATTCTTACTCCGGGGGCAGATGAGGAGACAGACGATGCGTTGCGGGAGAAATTTTATACCAAGGTGCGGCTGCCGGCGAAATCTGGAAACGCCTATCACTATCAGCTGTGGGCCCTGGAGGTTCCCGGAACCGGAGCGGCTAAAGTGTTCCCTCTGGCGGATGGACCCGGAACGGTGACCGTCTTGGTGGTGGACAGCGATAAGCGCATATCCTCACCCTTACCCGCCACGGTGGCGGAGTACATCGAAACTGTGCGACCAATTGGCGCTACGGTGACCGTAAAAAGCCCGGATGCGCTGACTGTGAATGTTACGGCTAATGTCTTGCTGGACAAAAGCCGGAGCCTATCAGATGTGCAAAAGGATTTTGAGGCGGCGGTGAATGATTTTTTGAAAGACACAGTATTTACTACCTACCGGGTCAGCTATGCAAAGCTGGGGAGCCTGCTTTTGGATATTCCCGGTGTGGAGGACTTTAATGCGCTGCTGCTCAACGGAAATGCCGGAAACGTCACGGTGGGAGAGTGGCAGATACCGGTGAAAGGGTCTGTAAAATTATCGGAGGTGAGTGCGCTTGGACTTGATGACGTTACTGCCTGACTACTATGAGAAAAACGAAACCATGCGGACGTTACAGGATATTGTTTCAACTGAAACGGAAAATCTGGACCAGGGGCTGACAGACACGATAGAGCAGTGTTTTCCTTCGACAGCGGATCACTTGTTGGACAGATGGGAGCGGATTCTGGGAATTGAGGTGGATGCATCAAAATCTCCGGAGTTTCGCCGGGAGAGGATCCTTGCGAAGATATCCGGTGTGGGAACTACGACAAAGGCGATGATTGTGGACACGGCCAGTCGGTACTCCAACGGCGCAGTGGAGGTCATCGAAGACAATCCACATTACCGCTTTACGATAAAGTTTGTGGGCACCCTTGGGATCCCGGGAAACATGGCAGATTTAAAGCTGACTATTGAGGAAATTAAGCCAGCTCATTTGGTGGTGGACTATGAATATGTGTATAATACCTGGGGGAATGCCCGTGGGCTGACCTGGGGACAGGCAGCCAGGCATACCTGGAAAGATATAAGGACGGTGAAAATATGAACACAACAAATAAATATGGGTTTCGAAAACCAGAGGTAAATGATTTTATATCCGTGGATGACTTGAATTTCAACGCAGATAAAGCGGAAGAAGTTTTGAATGATCTGGAAACAAAAAAGGTGGACATTTCCGGCGGCGACATTTCCGCCGCCGTGACGGCCCTGGAGGAGCCGACATCAGCAATGGGCAAGTATCCGGAGATCAGCGGCAAGGGCAGCGCCAAAACAGTGCTGGGGAAACTGTACCGGTGGGTGAAGTCCCTGAAAGCAGATAAGGTGGACGCAAGAGGCGGGAATGTTTCTGAAACAACGGCAGCGGCTTTTATAAATAGCCATGAGCAATATCCGCTCCCGGCCCCTGGCGATAGTATGGAGATAATACTTGGCAAGATCAAAAAGTTTGGCCAGGATATTCGTAGTACAGCTATTGGAGCGTGCTACATCGGCCAGATAGTCAACAACTGTGTGACAGACCGTAATGACCTTCCCTTATCAGCGGCACAGGGAAAGGTATTGATGGATCTTTATACTGTGCTCAATACCAAACTCTCAGAAACGGATAGCAGACAGGGGATTCCGCCATAC